CGGGCATGCCGCGCACCAACGTCTGCGTGAGCAGGCGATTCTGGGCCTGCTTGACGGAGGTGAGGTCGTCCAGCTGCTGCTTGCCATCCGCCTTGCCCATGACGACGCGAATGCGGAAGATCATCTGTGTGGCGTTGTGGTCCGTGTACGCAACATCCACCGGAATGGCCTTGCGCAGCACGAAGCTGATGTCTTCCATGGTGATGTTCTTGTTGAACATCTTCTCACGGTCGAGAGACAGGCGGATCACCCAGGGACTCTTCTCTCCCGTCGCAGGAGTCGCCTGCTCAAAGGCCATGAAGAAGTTCAGCCAATCCTTGTCTTCGGAGATCAGGGTGGTGGCATCATTGGGATCATAGTAAATGCGGCTCACCGTCACGAGATCCTTCAGCATCGTGAACTCCAACTCTTGAGCGAGGCGGCGGGCCTCCTCCTTTGACTTGCGAATGTCAGGGCGGAGATAGATCGTGAGGGAGGTGGCCTTGGGGTTCTGGGTCACCTTGAGGAGCTCCTTCAGACGGGGCACACCTCGGGTCATGCCGGACTTGGCGGCTACCCCTGACAAATGGAAGGTATTTAACGTGTTGTGAACGAAGATCGAATCGTCCACCATGAAGCTATCATTGCCTGGAACGGTGAAATCGTAGACGAGCTCCTTGGGGTCTGGCAGGAATTCGAGTGCTGTAATCTCATCCCAGATGATGTCGCTGTTCGCAGCGGACTCCAGGATGGCGATGTTCTTGAGGATGAGGGGTTCCTTCGTATCCTGTGCCTTGAATTCGGCGATATACTTCTGAAGGGTGCGGCGACCAATGGCGGTCTTCTTCGCATAGCGGCCGTAGGTGCGACTGGCGCCTGGCATCGCGAGGAGTTTGCCTGTTTCGGCAATCACGTATCCCAGCTCTGGGATCATGTCGATGTCCTCACGGAGGCTGTGAGCGACGCGGTCATTGTAGGTCACGATCTCCTTGAGGGCGGCGGCCTTCTCAGGCAGACAGAAGCCGATGACGGCCTGGAAGCGATCGGCATGCTTGCGGATCACGTTGAGAGTGTACATGGTCTGGTCGGGCATGTGGACACTCTTCTCCTCACAGAGCGTGCTGAAGATCCCGCAGACAGGGAGCAGACGCGCGATGTCGCGGATCAGTTGCTGAGATCGGCTGCCGACGCGGATCTGCTGTCGCTTGGCGTTCACATTGCCGTCACCATCGAAGTAACCACTGAGGAGACCAGCGATGAAGTGTTTGTTAGCGTGGAAGATGGGAGCGGATAAGCATTTGTCATAGGAGCCGGTGTTACAGAGGTCCATGAGGGCATCCTTGAGTTTGATGTTATGGATGTTTGTATTCTTAGAGGGACCGTATTCACCCTTGTAATGACGAACACTGATCTTCCAGTCATATACCTCGGCAAGCTTTCTTATATTTTCTTCAACGACTGGATGTATCTTACATATACTTACAGTGTTTCCATTGAAGGAACCATCTGCCAGATAGATTCCAACCAGCCAACCGAAGTCCTTCGTGAGACTGAAGCCACTGTAGCTCTCAATGGGATTCGGAGACTCTGGCTGTTTGAACGCGACGGGGATGCGATGCCCCACCTGGAGCTCAGAGCCCTTGATCTCGGCGATTCCATTGGTGGTACGCTTCAAGAAGGAGTGACTGAGGGTGGCAGTGGTCATACGACCGGATTTGGTGGTGACTTTCACGAGTCCTCCGTTCGCAGGGTGACGACTCACTTGAGAAATGGGCTTCCAACTGGCGGTCTCATCGTCACCGACACCCATAATCGCCCAGCCCGTTGTGTCCAGCACCTGACTGTCTGGACCATGAAAGGTTTCTCTCACATCAGCGTCATGTTCCTTCATGAGATTATCAATAAATTGACCGATGGGTCCTACGTAGAAATCCTCGGAGTTTTTTAAATTTGTTGGATCTGGAATTTTTCGTATGGCAACTGTGACATATTTGGGTGCCGACATTTGTGTAGTTGGCTCACCCAGTGACTGCGCCGCGATGACCCCAGACATTTCTCCAGGTGCCACCCAGGACTTCATGTGTTTGACGACGATCTGCTCCGCGAGCCAGTCGAAGGCGTTACGGGTGAAGCCCTTGTTCACGAGATCGCGGGGATTGAGGTGGAAGCGCAGAAGGGCGCCCCAGAGGCGGTTTTCGGGGCGGGTGCGTTGCTGAATCGCTTTTATGGTGTCGAGGACATGAGCACCGGATACAGGCGTACCGGATCCCTTGCTGAGGCCCATCTGGACCACGGCGTCGGCGATCAGGCGGGGCAGGTGGACGGCCGACTGTACGTTCTTGTCGACCTTGCCACTCCAGACATTGTTGACTAACATGTCGCGATCGGCGAAGATCTGTCCCAGATGTGCCTGGCTTCGGTCACCGGCAACGTCTTCGATAGAAAAGCGGTTGCGGATCTCTGTCTCGGACATGGAGGCCAGACCGATGGGCTGATTCTCGATCTTTGTGGCACTCGTGCCGTCGTCGCCATAAGCGAATTGGACCACGAGTCCACCGGCGTCGCGAACAGAGCCATCATGGTAGGTCATGAAATCCTCCATGGTCTTGATCAGCTGACGCTGTAGGTATCCGGAATCGGCCGTTTTTACTGCCGTGTCAATCAGACCCTCACGGCCCGTCATGGCGTGAAAGAAGAAGGAGGCAGGGCTCAGACCCTTCACGAAGGACGACTCGATGAAGCCGCGGGCCTCGGCACCATCGTCGTAGCGCTTGAAATGCGGCAGCGTGCGATCCTGGAAGCCGTAGTTAATGCGCTTGCCCTCAATCGACTGCTGGCCGAGAAGCGCAATCATCTGTGCGATGTTCAGGTCCGCGCCCTTGGAACCGCACTTTACCATGTTCACCATTCGGTTGTTGGATGCCAGGGACTTGAGACCGGTCTTGCCTGCTGCGCCGATCGCCTTGTCCAGCGTCTGAAACACCTTGCCTTCGAACTCCTCCTGGTTCGTGCGACCCGATGCGTTGTCGAACAGACCCATGTGGACCTGGAGCTGGAGGGACTCGATCTGCTTCTTGAGGTTGTTCATGTCGGTGGAGATCGTGGTGAGTGTGGCTTCGTCGGCCATCAAGTCGCTCAGACCGACGGAGAAGCCTGCGTTCTGGAGGTAGGCGGCGACCACGGCCTGGAGGGAATCCAAGAAGTCCACCGTCATCTCGGGGCTGAAGTCGTTGTAGAGAATGTGGATCAGCGCCTTGTCGAAGATGTCACCGTCCAGGACACCTTGCGTGATATTGCCATTATTAATGATGACGTAGTTAGGGTCGCTCTTGCCCTTCTCTTCGTCCCACACCTTGTTGCCCATCGCCAGGTAGACCGCGGGAAGCAGGGCGGACACCACCTGCTGACCGGACCAGAGGGGCACGGGATCCGTCTTCGCGGGAGGAGGAATGCGACCGTCCCAACGCTTGCTGTGGACTAGCAGATTCATGTACTCACGACGATTGAAGAACTCCGTGGGTCTCGTCAATCTGTTCACACCCACCAGTGTATCTTGGACTACAGACACCAGGGGCTTGCTCAACCTGGGACTGATTAATTGTTTGGGAACTGCGGCGATCTCTCGCAGTTCCGTTGCCGCCTCCACCGATTGCGGACAATGCATGTTCATTTCGTCTCCATCGAACCTACGTCACACTTCTGACGTAAACCTGAAATTTCTCTCAGGAGTAGACTTTACCTTAAACCCCTTTCTAGGGATCGACCGACGTCAAGTCGTTGCACCTTCATCGCTTACATTCTCCAAATGTAAGCAGACGCTTGGCTCAGGATTGCCCATTTCTTGATTGTCACCACAATCTCGAATCCACCAGGGTTGTTACTGTCTGTCAGCTGCTTTCGCAACTAATAAATCCCATTGCGGTCTTTCTCCGCGGGTATCAGTACCTGTTGGTTTTAGGGGTTTCCCTGAATTTGACGGTCTCGCTAAGAGGGCATCCCCCTCTTAACTAGATGGTTATATCGCTGATCTCTTTGACGAGAAGAGACCAGACGGAGGTAATTACACTGTTTTCCCCTCCAAGTTTTACCTCAACTTGAAGAGCAGCCACCTGTTGCTGACTTCGACTTAATGTCTTTGTTAATCAGCATTATAGGGTTTCGTCACGGACACATTTAATCGAAACGTCGAATACGGCAGAACGCGCACGCGGTGACACATCATCGACATGCGGTGAAGCGACGGCTGACGATTGAAGAGCACGGGGTCGCCATCCAGGAGATGTCGGTTCACCACGTCGCCCTCATACAGCTGAATCGACTTCGTGTTCACGTGCTTCAAGCTGATCATGCGTCCAGACGATTCGGTGCCCGTTGGCACCCTCTGAACGGACTTCGCACCAGGATACTTGTCAGGCCCGTTCTGGACCAGCGCATAGAGGCGATCGATATTGTAGGCCGTGACACGTTCAGGAAAGGTCAGGTTCATCGCTACCTTCATCGGTACTCCGAGCTCCTCGACTGAGATGTTGGGATCCGGCGTGATCACTGAACGCGCAGAAAACTCCACGCGCTTGCCCTGGAGATTGTTGCGGATGCGCCCCTCCTTGGTGCCCAGACGCTGCTGGAGGGACTTCAGAGGACGGCCCGATCGCTGGGCGGATTGCGCCACACCCGGAATCTCATTGTCCACCAGCGTTGCCACGTGGTACTGGAGCACACTGGTCCATTCGTCGATCGCCTTCTTCTTCGAGCCCTTGGAGATGAGACCGCTGAGATGCGCGTTCGTCTTGATGATGTCGATCAGCTTCTGCGTGAGATCGTCCTCCGAACGCTGGTTGTTGTCCTGAAGCACGGAGGGACGGACCTGTGGCGGTGGGATCGCGAGTACCGTACAGATCATCCAGTCCGGTCGACACCAGAGACGACTGAAGCCCATGAATTCCACATCCTCATCGCTGATCTTTCGCAGAAGGCGATGAACATATTCGGGTTCCAGAAAACGACGCAGGGTGCCTGTGGCGGCTGTCGTTGTCGTGGAGGCTTCGGCGGCAGCCAGCCCCTTCCACTCCGCCACGATGCGACACAGTGTCTCGTCGTGATAGCGATGGGGCTGACGCGCGCCGCAGCCATCTCCCGTCTGCTCTCCGCATCGGGAGACATCCTGACAGGCCGTGAGCACCATCTTCCAGCGGTTCTCTCCCTTGGACCGCTTGAGCCCCTTCGCCGTCTCCTTGTTGATAAGCAGCTTGCCGCACTTCACGCAAACACACCGCAGAATCTTGAGGATCATCTTGTAAAATTGAATGTAATAGACGGGGCGCGCCAGCTTGTAATGCCCGAAATGTCCCGGACAGCCGTGATTGTTGAGACCACAGGACTGGCAGAGCTTGCCGTTTTCGAGCACCCCCATGCGTGAATCGGCGAGTCCGCCGATCTTTCCTTCCTGTGTGTTGTGCGTCGTAATTTCCACAACAGACCGCTGTATGATCTCGTGCTGCCCGAACACCCCCATTTGGATGCCCACGATCGATTCCGTCTCAGAACTATGAGAAAGATTTGGCATACCTGATATGCTTTAATGTTTTTAGACTGGAGTGACCGCGGTGATCAAGTTTGGCCGAATTGTTAGTCGCATTTAGATGTTGGCGAAGCGCGTGGCGTTACGACGGGGGGCGAAGGTCGCCCCTGCTGTCGTCCCGGTTATCAGTCATAACCCAACGAATGATCCGTCTCCGATTTTATTTACACCACCAGTTCCTACGGGGCCGATACCCCATAATGTCTATACGATGGATTCTGTTGGTGTCCTGACACTTCCTGACAAGGGGTATCGGCAGTTTTTTTACAATGTGACAGAACAACGACGCTTTATAGCGCTTCATTATCCCGAACAGCTGTTACAGATATACGATCGATTGAACCGGTCTAAAAAGGAGGATTTGTGGGGTGCGTGTGTTCTGTATAAATATGGAGGGTCACATGCGATGAAGGACGGGATTATTCGAGAGGCGAACGTGGGGTGCGACGTCATGCGACAGACGATTCTGAAGATTGTGCGATCTTCCTTTCAGGCGGTGGACGAACCAGACAAACACGAAAAACACGAAAAACACGAAAAACACGAAAAACCAGAAAACCCAGAAAACCAAGATAAAACGACAACAGCAGGGTTAGCAGAAGTAGACACTACGTCGGTGGAACTGTTACAGCCCATCCTTTCTAAACCAGGGGTTCCAACTCTGGTGTTCGTCTGGACACAGACGGTAACGAATCGTGTCAAAACCGCCAATCACGGCTTCTGGGGGCTCGGAGACGCCATACGTGGAATGCTCTCCGCCTATCAGTTCTCTAAGAAGAATCGCTGCGAATTCGCGATCGATCCTCACCGACATCCCTTCTACCATTTTCTGACACCCTCGGTGTCGAATCCTCTATTTCGAAGCACGGGCAGAGACGTTGCTGTTCCCTTTCAAGGAGACGATGGGGGAGCCCTGGACTCGCTGGAGCTAGTTCTGGTACCTGGCACCGTAATACCGATCTTTTGTAATATGTATCCGGTCGAACCGCTTCTCAGTGACGAAAAACGGTTGATTCGTGATCTCCTTGTGATCAAACCAGAGTACCGTTTGGATCTTCCCCCGTACGGATATTCCGTTCTTCATGTGCGGGTGGGAGATGAAGGAATTGATGGGGTGTTACCCGCGAAGACGCTAGCGACCTATGTGAATCTCGTGACAAAATATCTGGTGGATGGCGACGTGATTTGTTCCGACAGTGTTCAGCTCAAACGTCATGTCGCAGCGACCTGTCCTGGAATCCGCGTCTTCGTCAATGATCGACGCAATGGTCACGTGGGGTACGACACGGATCCGGCGCTGCTTCAGAATACGCTGGAAGATCTCCAGATTGTGTTGGGGGCCAAGCGCGTGTTCACGTACAGCGCGTACTGCTGGGTCAGCGGCTTCGTGGCCTGGGGAACCAAATGCTTTGACATTCCGTTGATTGATGTGAAGAAAAACATGGTATAATTAATAATGAATCCGCTTTCATCTATACGTACGATTCCATTTGGGAACCCTACTATGATTTATCACAATAAAATGAAAAAATTCTTTATTAATAATCAGGAAGTTCCAGAATTTGATATACAGTGCTGGGGTGAATTTGGTATGAAATGTACTACTTCTGGTAGTATTATTCAGTTTGTTATTGATAATTTACCAGAAAATATGGCTCTTGTCTGTTATGGTGCTGATTATAATTTTGAACTCCCATGTTCGTTAGTGTGTAGTTTCGATAAAATAGTTCAACTAAATCGGTATATTGGTTGTAAAGATAGCCTTGTTATCCCCGGCGACGATCGATTTTTTGAAAGTCCTGAATTCTATTTACCGACCAATCCACCATTCTTTGATGATCGAATCAATGAAGTGTTTTGGAGAGGGTCCTGTACAGGTGAACGGCGTAAAGATGTAGTATTAGCACTTAATAATATTCCCAGTTGTAACGTAAAGTTAGTGGGGGGTGGTAGCCATGAATCGCCCTATTGGAAATCTATGCCATTCTCCTGTTATTCTGGACGTTGTGCGCCCCATGAATATTCCAACTACAAGATTTGGTTGTCTATTGAAGGGTGGGGCTGCGCATCCGATACGTCGCGCGCTCTTATGAGTGGTTCTGCCGTTATTTACTTTCGCAAAACAAAACCGTGGTTCGATATGTTCCTAAGGCATGAAGAAAACTGTATTATTATTGAAGATAATATTCAGGAGTTGGTTCACTATGCTAGAAAATTATTGACTGATACGGAATATACTAAGAGAATCTCGATAGCTGGAAAGGAGTTGGCAAATCGTATATTTGAGCCTGCTGTATATAAACAATTTATTCTCAATCAATTACAGGGAATGCCAATATCGTTCAATATTGATTATAAGAAAAAATAGTAGTATTCTATGTGATTTAGGGAGTAAGTATGATACTGATAAATCGTCACAGAGGAAAGATGTCACAAATCAAAGACATTGTCATCCTTATACATTATTCTATAATTCGCTTTTTAAGAATTATAGAGATGCGTCGCTGAACATTGCTGAATTAGGAATATTAGACGGTGCGTCTTTATTAATGTGGAGAGATTATTTTCCTAACTCAACATTGTATGGGTTTGAATACAATATGGATTTTATAAATAATTTTCAGAATAAATATAAAAAAAATAATACTCTTTTGTCCTATATTAATGTAAACGATGAAAATAATATCCAATCCGAATTTAAAAAAATGAATGCGCAATATGACATTATTATTGAAGATACAACACATCAAATGGATGATCAGATTCGCGTTATCAAAAACACCTATCAATATTTGAAGCCTGGTGGAATCATGATTATTGAAGATATATTCAAATATTACAATGAACAAGAATATCTGAATCGCCTTAAGGATGTACTGCCTTTTTTCAAAGATTATTATTTTGTGTCACTTGATCATGTAAATCGTAATTCAACCGGTTGGAATAACGATAAGCTGTTTATTTTAGTGAAACATGGCCCTCCTCTCTTTACAAATGATCAAAAGATTACAATTATAACCCCTAGTTGTAGGCCCGAAAAATTACAACGCGTGAAAGAGAGTATTCCATTCAGTTATGTTCATGAATGGATCATCGTATACGATGGTGAGAAAGTTTCAGGTAATCCAGAACAGTTTAAGGGGAATGATAAAATCAAAGAATATATATGTAAGGGTGGGATATCTGGAAATCCACAGCGCAATTACGCTCTAGATCGCGTTTCGAACGAACATACATATCTGTATTTTTTAAATGATGATAATTTGCTTCATCCTGATCTATACAAGTTACTCAATATTGTTGATGATTCATGTATATATACATTTAATTCATTAAATTATCATAGTGGTAAAGAAGTGGAGGTGAATAAAATAGATTCAGCCATGTTTTTAGTAGCACGCTCGTTATGTAAAGATATTCGTTGGGACAATGACAAATATAACGCGGATGGTCATTATATCGTAGAATGTGTTAAGAGAAATACGGATAAATTAGTGTTTGTAGATAATGTGTTATCGTATTATAATAAAAATCGTTAATTCGGGCTAAAGAGTAGACTCTTAATCTTTTTAATGCCAACCATCGACATCTTTATAAAGACGTACTATAAAGATTTTGTGTGGCTCGAATATGCGTTACGAAGTATCCGTAAATTTGCGTCTGGGTTTCGTGACGTCGTGATTATCAGCGATGATGATGGGCACGCGATTCCTACTGTCTTATTGGAGATCCTACCGTGTAAAATCTTCTATGTTTCGCTGCCATCCAAACGACCAAGGAATCCAGATCACGGAATTGGATATCTATGGCAGCAGTATATTAAACTGACATGGTATCGATATTCGGATGCGGATTCGGCCGTCATGATGGATAGTGATCGGATGTTTACGTGCGCGTTTACGCCTGAAAGCTTTCAAACAGATGGAAAATATCGTTGGGATTACAGACGTTGGGCGGATGTCGGTGCTGCTATATGTCATAAACCACCTACAGATGCGTTTTTAGGATTCTCCACACAGTATGAAGCGATGGCCTATCTTCCCCTTGTATTCACGAGAGCATCGACCTTCGCTTTAGAAGCACATCTTAATACGTTTCACAAGGAGAATGATCTATGGGATATTATTCTAAAACATAATTTGACGGGTATGAGTGAATTCAATATATATGGAAATTTTATACATCATTGTAACCATCCTGAGTATTATATTTCCTATGATACGAGCGGCGCATATCAGAATACACTGATTGGTTCATGGTCATGGGGCGGATTGGCTGAGGATGATAGGGCGCGGCGTGAGAAGATCCTTGAGTCCAAATAGTCATAATAATAGCGGTTCGGCATATAGAAATGCGTGTCCTTGTCTTTGGCGCTGGAGGCTGGATCGGCCAACAGTTTTTGAAGAACACGACGCACGAAGTCATCGTGGCTCAGACACGACCTGAGAACTACGCTGCCGCTCTAGGGGAAATTACAGCGATGAATCCCGATGCCGTCTGTTCTTTCTTAGGGCGCACGCACGGCCCCGGCTTTCCCACTATCGACTATCTCGAGACACAGGGTCGTCTGTATGAAAACATGCGCGACAACTTTCTGGCGCCCCTTCACTTGGCCCAGATCTGCGAAGCCCGCGGGATCCAATTTGTCTATCTCGGGACCGGTTGTATCTACACGTATGAGGGCGACACGCGGGTCTTTAGTGAAGAGGATACACCGAACTTCTTCGGATCGTCGTATTCCATCATGAAGGGGTTCACGAATGAAGAGATGAAACGGTTTCGACTGACACTTCATCTTCGCATTCGGATGCCGATTTCACGGGAGGTGAGTGGGCGCAATCTGATCGACAAGTTGGCCAGTTATCCGAACATCTGCTCTATTCCGAATTCGATGACGGTCTTGGACGACATGTGGCTTATCATAGATCGCATGATTCTGAAAGGGACGACAGGCACTTACAATCTCTGTAATCCGGGTCTCGCCGAACACCAGTGGATTCTGGAACAGTATCGCGACTTGCTGAAGCCGAGCCATACGTGGAACTCCGTGTCCTATGACGAGCAAATGAAGTTTATCACGTCGCATCGCTCCAACAATGAGTTGACGACCGACAAGTTGGTCGCGTTTTGTGAGGCGGAGGGACTGCCGTTGCCCGATATTCGTACGTCGATTCTACGCTGTATTCGGGCTCGAGTCCCCGCCAATCAATGAGCGTACATTCGCTTCAAAGTCCGTGTGTTCCTCGGTCCAACCGAGCGCACGGAGACGGGAGGAATCGATCGCATAGCGGAAATCGTTGAAGGGACGATCCTCCACGTAGGTCACATGGGCGTCCAGGGACTGATCATCTGTCATGTATTTGACTAACAGAGATGCCACATCCATCACGGAGAACTCACAGTCGGTGCCGATGTTGTAGATTTCATTGACGAGACCTCTGTCCATGATCAGACGGGTCGCACGGGCGACATCGGCCGCCCAGATGAAGTTGCGGCGCGTGTCTCCCTTTCCATGAATCGTCAGTTTCTTTCCTTCTTTCAAGAGTTTGATAAACTTCGGAATCAGTTTCTCGGGATACTGATTCGGACCATAGACATTGTTACAACGGACGATGATCACAGGAAGCTTGAAGCTGTGATAATAGGAGCGGACGATGAATTCCGCGGCGGCCTTCGTGGCGGCATACGGATTCGTCGGATTCAGAAGAGACTTCTCGCAGCAGCCAGCGTGCTCCAGGTCGACCTCTCCATACACCTCATCTGTCGAAAAATGGAGGAATCGTTGGAGATGCCCGTACTCCTTGGCCGCCTGGAGAAGCGTGTGGGTGCCCACGACATTGTCCGTCGTGTACTGAAGAGAGTTGTCGAAGGAGTTGTCGACGTGGGACTGAGCGGCGAAATGGACGATGGTGTCGATCGCGTATTCGTTCAAGATGTGGAGGATGAGGTCCTTGCTAATTATATTCCCCTGGATGAACTTGTAGCGGGGATTCGGTTTAACGTTCGCAGGGTCCGCGCAATAGTTCAGACAGTCGATGTTCACGATGTTTGCCGACGGGTCCGACTGGAGAACATAGTTGATGAAGTTCGATCCGATGAAGCCGCATCCACCGGTGACGAGGATTGCGGTCGCCATTTGTGTCGGGGCCTATATTATTCTCTGTGATCAAACGACAAAAGTGACATCTGCCGTGTGGTCGCCACTGGTTGAGGTACGATGATGTTGTCTCCCTCAAAGTCAGTTGGTTCTCTCCGTGTAGTTGTTGGTCCCATGTTTGCTGGTAAGACCAGCGAGATCCAGAGCGTTGTGCGACGTTATGGATGTCTGGGGAAGAGTGTGCTAGTGTTGACAGCGGACATCGATACACGGTACCAAGAGGGTGGGTCCTCTGCCGTTACCGCGATCGTGAATCACGATCGGACCGCGGTTCCGGCTGTGGCGGTCTCTGTCACGGGGCTGATGCCTGTACTTGCGATGCCGGAGTTTGCTACCGCGACAGCGATCGTCGTGGATGAAGCCCAATTCTTCGTCGGCTGTTTGATTCCCTTCGTGGTCGCCGCTGTGGAGTCGCACGGCAAACATGTGGTCGTCGTGGGTCTCGATTCGGACGCTGGTCGTGAGCCGTTCGGAGATGTGTTAGCGTTGATTACAAAGGCGGACGTGGTTGAAAAGAAGACGGCCTTGTGCCGACGCTGTGGAGATGGAACGGCGGCGATCTTTACACGATCTGTGTCTATCAGAGACAGTCAGGTGGCCGTCGGAGGAGCCGACATGTATGAGCCCGTATGTCGCCACCACTATTTGAGTTCGTGAAGCTTGCCTCTCACGTTGAGCCGTTTGCGCGTCTTGTGTTCCATCTTCTTGTAGAGACTCTTGACGAACTTGCGCTTGTGAACGTGTTTACATTCGTGGACATTCAGCGGCTCGGATTCCTGGGAGATTACCTTGCGACCGCGGCTGACACGGATTGTTTTGCGCCCTACACCGTTCTTGAGCGTTGTCTCATAGACCACCGTCATCGGTGGCTTTCCGGGCTCGATTCTGGTTCGTTGTTCGATCGCGTGGACTTCGATCATTTGCTCTACAGAGGAGGGATAAAGAATGATCGCGTGGGTCTACGTAACGATGTCCTCCTGGATTGCCGAGGTGTCTGAATCCGATTGCCGAACCAGTTACGAGGTGTCGAATGTTCTCGTGGATACTAGCACCGATGCGTGCGAATCCGTCGTAATCGCTGAATCCGAGGTGTATGGACGCATGCTGTTTTTGGACGGGGAACTCCAGTCGGCCTCGGCGGACGAACATATATACCATGAGACCCTGGTCCATCCTGTTTTAGCGTCGATTCCTAAATCGAGCTATCATCACGACGCGGGCCTGCGTGTTCTCGTGGTCGGTGGCGGTGAGGGAGCCACCGTGCGCGAAGTCATCAAGTGGACGCCCGAACACGTGGACTGGGTCGATATTGACGGAGAGCTGGTGGTTCTCTGTGAGGAGCATCTGGGCTATGCACTAGGGATGCGTGACCATCAGGCAGTGACCTATCATGCGGCTGATATTCGTGACGTGCTTCCGTCGCTCGGGACCTATGATGCGATCATTCTGGATTTGCCGGATCCCGATGGCGACACGGGATATCTCTATTCGGAGTCCTTTTGGACTGCTATTCGGTCACATCTGGCCCCGTCGGGGCGTCTCGTGACCCATTGTGGACCGGTGCGACCGTTTGGCTCCATCGGGGCCGGATTTCAGCGGATCTTGGGTGTGGAGGCCGTGCGCTTTGATGTGCGCGGCTTCTACAGTCAGTCGATTCCTAGTTTTCAGGGCGATTGGGGGTTCTGGATGTGGTGTCCAGAAGAGGAGAGTCCGTTTCGGTTTGCGGATCAGCCGTTTATTCCTCCTGATCGGGCGCGTGTGGCCGATCGGGATCAGATCCGTGCTTGGTCCAGACCGAGCCTCGTTTGGCAGTCCGCTCTCAGTTCAGCGACGAATGAGGATCAATGACCTACTGTTGAAACAGAGTCCGTCGCGACTCCATCCCTCCATAGTCCCCGTAGCGAAGATACCGAACATTGCTGTATCCGAGCTCTTGAGCTAACACGGCTGCCCTTGCTGCCTGACGGCCCGTGACATCTCCGTACAAGAAGATGGCGTGGTCGCGTCGACCATACTCCCGTGGTAAACGTGATACCAATTCTCTTAGAGGAACATTGATGGAATTGTGATAGTGGCCTTGATGGAACTCCTCGGGCCTCCTGACATCGATCACTTGTTGGATCACGGCGTCTTCGAGAAGCTCCCGTGCTTCGTGGGGGGAAAAGGACTGGAGCGCGGGACGGAAGAAGAAAAAGAGGAGGGCCAGAGATGCGGTTATTCCGATCAAAATGATTCCCGACATCAACCAGGGGTCCGCCATTCTGAAGGGGGTGGCGATTCTCTGTGGATAATCACAGGGAGCCCTCGGTGGTCTTATAGTATAGTTGGTTAGTACGTGGGATTCTGACTCCCATAACCTGTGTTCGATTCACAGTAGGACCATTACCTGAAAATCAAAAATAAACAAATAAGGGAGAAGCCCGACTAGTACCTCTGGTGCTAAGCCCGACTAGCTCATCGGCAGAGCGTCTCTCTAGTAAGGAGAAGGTGCGTGGTTCAATTCCGCGGTCAGGCAAAACAAAAAAACAAAAAAAAACAGAAAACACAAAACCAAAGAACAAAAAAACAGCAGAATGAGCGTCTTTTACGACGGACATTGTGCTGGATAGACATCCGTGAGCGGCGTCGTCGGGATTCCAAGATTGCGTTGTGCGGTCCAAACCACGGAAGGACAGGCCTGTTCATGAAGAAGTTTGCCTTGTTTGTAGAGTGTCAGAAATCCTTGATTCTGAATGGGATACCAGAGTGACGGCGGTTGTGCGAACGCGGAGGTCGCAGGAGGCATCCAGCCACCACGATTCGACCAAAAGACGCGGGTGGCGGCGTCCGTAGATTCGACGAGTTCGAAAAAGTTCCATGCGTTTTGGGCATCGCGACGACGGCCAGCGGTATAAGATGGAAAGAGATTGCCCGGAAAGGCGGAGACGGGCCAGACAGTTCCGAATCCCAAGTATTGGTCACAGAAGGAGTTGTTCATCTAAGGAGTTTGGAGGTTTGAGACAAGAGAGATGAGCGACCTCGACTTGTCGGATCCCGAATCTTCTGAATGGTCGGACTCTTCATATTCTGACACCTCTTCTTCCTCTTCAGACATAGATGAAACCCCTTGGTTCTGCTACATGTTGGCCTCTTTGGATGGACGTAAGACGTATGTGGGGGCGACCGTGAATCCGGATCGACGGCTGCGACAGCATAACGGAGAGATCAGCGGAGGGGCGAAGGCGACAAAAGGACGGGTTTGGAAGCGGCGATTCCTGGTCGGAGGATTTCAGGGAGAGGTGCCGGCTCTCCAGTTCGAATGGCGCTGGAAGTGGCTGACACGTCAAGCACCGGGATCCACCTTCATGGAACAACGATGTCACGCCTTGTCGTTGCTGCTGGCGACCGTTCCAGGACTGACACTGCTTGAAGGCGGCGATTACTAATCCTCGTCACTATCCTCCTCCGAGGACGCGTCGGTCGATGATACAGTGGAGCCATTGAGCCACAATCGTATATTGTTCAGGACCGCGCGAATTTTCGTATCCGTCAAATTCTGTGCGCCGCCAATCGATACAATCGCCTTGCTCCCCGTGGTGCGAATATGTGTGATGACACGAAGCCAGTTGCGAATCGTCGTTTCGCGCTCCTCATCAGTAATCGCTGCCATCCAATCTGCGAAGAAGAAGGCGTTGATGAATCCTACCTTCACGTATGCCCGTAGTTCCTTAGGGAGAACCGTGACAGCCGTGGCCGCCCGCGTGTATAAGTCAAAGAGGGCGTCCATTGCGGCCTGGACACGGGGTTCATCGGGCTCTATATCGAGGAATTCCTGAATTCGCTCAAAGGACGTCGTCATATTTCCCGCATGAGACGTCGTGATTCCTAACACAACGCCTACCCAATCCGGTAAATTATCACGGTGTGTGATATCGGCGCCGTTGAACAGAGGACGGAAGCGTTCGCGATTTGCCGTCATAATCTCCAACGTTGATCTCACGAGGGGTGCGTCACGACTCGCATGACAGTAATCAGCCTGTGAGAGCGATTTGCCGGAATTGAGGCGGATGAAGACTTCGGCCAATTGTGTGGAGGTGGCGGAGGCCGTGACAATGACAGGGATGGCGCGATCGTTGAACCGCGCTCGATCCGTCTCATGAAGGTCTTTGTAGAACACTTCGCGTTCTCCGTCTTTGATACCGAATTGGTTGTTGGTGAAGCGCCAGAGGGTTTCGACACGGTGACGCCCGTCGTAAATCTGCCAGCGTTCTCGAACACCATCGTCGATATTGTTCAAGATGATGGTCGGAACGGGATAATTATGGAGGATGGAATCAATGAGATCCCTCTGTTTCTTGAGCCCGCGTTTGTGTTTCCAGCTCCAGCACCGTTGATGGGCGGGTAAATAGAGTCTGCCATTTCCTCCAGGATGCTCTTCAGTAGGTTGTTCGTAGAAGGAGGCTAGGCGGCGAACCTGCCAGGGCTCGGATGATATTTCAAGGCGTCGGGATCGATCAATGATGGAGAGCATGCTGATATTCTTCTTGTGAATAAGGGCACAGGTTGTTTGTTGTGCCAAAAAGGGCGCATCAAGTTTTTATGACCGTGTCGCCCGACGCAGATTGCGTTTTAGGAATACAGGAAGTCCCTTCTTTGGCTTGATTTCTTCTTTCTCAACTTCTTTCACAACGATACAGGGGTGTGGTTGCTCGGAAGAAGAAGGAGAAGCAGAAGACACAGAAGACCAAGTCTTCGTATGTTGGGTACACAGATGGGGTTTGTAAGGAACACATTCACTCTTCGCAGCTCGTTGACAGGCGGATCCATTCTTTTGGATTGCGGTACACTTGTACAGGAGGGCGGGGCCACGGCGAATCTTGTTGGCCATCCAGGCGGCGGAAGCAGCGTCAAAGTCTATCTCTACAGAGGTCATCGTACCTGGTTCTCTGGTGTTGGGGCAACCCTTCAACTTTTTATATCGTGATCACTTTAATCCTGATACAAGAAGTTATTTCCTTTGTTATACAAACACTACTATGAAGACTAACACACCACCACCACCCAAACCGCAACCACGTGCGTGTTTAGTTGGAGTAGGCCAGACCGCCCATACCGCTCATGATGCGCAGCACGTTGTAGTTGGTCGCATAGATGTTGACGTTGGCGGAGTTCTGGTCGCCAGTGACGTCCTCCTCGTTGATATTGGTGACGTTGGTGGTGAAGGTCGCAGGGGTCAACGTGAGGTTGAGCACGGCATTGTCAATACGGGAGAAGTTGCAAGAGCCGCTGGGCTGGAGGTCCTCGGGCTTGAGAGCGAAGGAGTAGACGTTGATACCCGTGGAAGGGGTGCTGGTGTGGTGCTGGTAAGGCTGGACGAAGTTGAAGTAGCTGCCCTCACGCTCCGTGAAACGGTCCTGGCCGTTGAGCTGGATCTTGGCCACGGCGGTGGGGTTGCCGAGGGCGGAATCGGTGTATCTCCAAGGAGCGTTGGTCTGGGAGTTGCAGTCGACGTAGCTGGGGTTCTGGACCACCCAGATGATCTCCTTGCAAGGGTGGTTGAAGGAGAGCTGGATCTTGTTGGAAGTGGAGGTGACGGACTCCGTGCCAGTGAACTGGAGCTGCTCGATCAGGTACTCGTGGGCGACCTGGGCGAAGCGGCGGCGCTCCTCCGTGTCGAGGTAGATGTAGTCGACATACAGAGAGCAGGCAACCAGGCCCTGCTGGGCGACGGAAGACAGGATCGCCTGAGCGGACTTGTCATCGGTACCCTCAATGTTGACGAGGTACTGGAGGTTCTCGAACTCCACATTGATCTTGACCTCGTGGTACTGGAGGGCGATCAGGGGGAGCGCGAGGCCAGTGTGGCGGTTGAACCAGAACTCCAGAGGGATGTACAGGGTCTGCTCAGGGATGCAGCCACTGACGCTGTCAGTCAGCGTGTTCACGACATTGGCACCAAAGACGCAGTCATCGCCGTTAGTAGAGATCTGAGGGTTGTTGCACGCAAGAGCAGCGGCATCCTCGGCACTGAGCTCCGTCGCGCACGCATTGCAGCTGGTGTCAGGGGACAGCACCGCGCCACCATAGCCGTTGACCATGTTGAGGTAGGCCAGCTGCTTGCCGGTGGGGAGGGTGAGCTCATTCCAGATGTGGAGCCACTCACCGTAATGCTTGTCGATCTGCTGACCGCCAATCTCGACGTACACGTTGTTGATCATGTACTGGCCCAGGTAGGGCACCCAGGAGAACATGGCATCGTTAGAGCCAGTGATCGTGCGATCAATGGCAGGGAGGGTCACCTGGACGTAGACGCGGGTGATCAAGTCACCGTTGCGGCTGATCGTGCACTGAACGCGCTTACCGAAGTTGCCCACACCGTTGAAGGTCTGCTCGATGGACTCCATCGCGAAGTTGGAGTGTCGGCGGTAAAGCTGCTTAAAAAAGGTCACCTGGGGGTTGGCCGTCAGGTATACGTCTTGTGCGCCATAGGCTACGAGCTGCATCAAACCACCGGAAGTCATTGCTTATACTTTACGGATCTAAAAAAATTTGGCGGGATCGGAGGGATCCGGGAGGATCCGGGGATCTTTGTCGGGGACCGGGGATTGAAACCCCGTCTTCATTATGTACTAACATAATTCTTTTCGGAAATATGTGAGTGCGAATAAGGTTTACATCATATGTTCGATGGAAAGATGAAGAAATGTGTTTAGTTGGATTCCACTTCCAAAGGAAGTGTGTAACAACTAATTGCTCGCGCAATTAGTTGGAATAAGCCAGTCCTCCCATACCCGCCATGATGCGCAACACGTTATAGTTCATCGCATAAATGCGGACCTTCGCCGTATTTCCGTTTCCGACTGTGTTGTTGGTTACCACGAGATTGAGAGTGGCCGTATCAATGCGGCTGAAGTTACAGGTGCCACTGGGCTGGTGCTCCTCCGGATTCAGAGCGAAGGAATACACGTTGACGCCCACCGCAGGAATGTTGGTGTGATGCTGGTACGGCTGGACCAGATTAAAGTAGCGGCCTTCGCGCTGACTGAACCGATCCTGGCCGTTGAGCTTGATGTTTGCCACGGCCACGGGATTGCGTCCCGCGAGCCCCTCCACGGTCGAAATCGAATATCCCGATTCCAGAGCTGCGCGATCCCAGTAATCCGTGTAATTGAACGGCTGCTGGCCCTTCCAGGGGTCCACCGAGGAATCACAGGCAATGAAGGAATCGCGCTGAACCACCCAGACCACTTCTTTAACAGGATGATTGAAGGACATCTTGATCGTGTTCGATGCCGACGTAATCGATTCGTCGCCCGTGAACTGGAGCTGCTCAATGAGGTATTCGTGCGCGACCTGAGCAAAGCGCTTGCGCTCCTCCGTATCGAGGTAGATGTAATCGACGTAGAGAGAAGCGGCCACAATGCCCGTCGCGTTCACGGCATCCAGAATGAGAGGATTGTTGGTCCAGATGAGATTTTGAAGCTGATTGAGTTCGAGCGTGACGCGCACTTCGTGGTACTGGAGAGCGATCAGAGGAAGGGAGAGGCCGGCATGTCGGTTGAACCAGAACTGAAAGGGAATGAACAGCGTGTACTCAGGGCAGCAGCTGCGCTGCTCGGCAGACGAATGGGGATCGCCACCCGCGCAATCACTGGTACAGCCTCCATCCGCGCCGACCGCCGTAATCAGATTCGTGAGTTCCGGCACATTGCCCACCATCTCCGCGTATCCCGCCTGCTTTCCGGCCGGTCGCGTGAGCTCGTTCCAGATATGGAGCCAATCACCATAGTGTTTGTCGATCTGCTGGCCACCGACTTCAATGTAGACGTTGTTGATGATGTTGTGACCGACCCAGTTGAGCCAGCGGAACTGATCGCCCGAGCTGTCACTCACGGTGGGATTGTTCAGATCCACGGACGGCAGCGTAATCTGGAGATACATCCGGTGAATCAGATCCCCGTTGCGCGCGATCACACACTGGACGCGCTTTCCGAAGTTCGCCACACCGTTAAACACCTGCTCAATCGATTCCATCGCGAAGTTCGAATGTCGCCGATACAGCTGTTTGAAAAATGTTACCTGGGGATTCGCCGTCAAATAAACGTCTTGGGCTCCATAGGCCACGAGCTGCATAATGCCACCTTGGACCATTCTCTAACGTGTTACGGCTAAATTAGTTGTTCGTTCGGGCCGCAGCTTCTCCGGGTAACGTCATCGGGCTAAAGGCCTCTACAGTTGAACGATTCAGAATGTCATCGATTCGCGATGTGTTAGTGAGCGATCGCATTGAGGAGAAGAAAGGGAAATCGGCCGTGAAAGCGACCACCCTCGAGGCCTATCACCAGAACAAAATGAAGGAGTTCGTGATCGCCAAGCAGTCGGTGGAGGAGATTCAACAGGAGATGGACGAGATCGAACAGAAAATGAGCGGATTACCGGAATCTGCCGCGTTCGGCGATGAAATGCGACTTCTGAGTGAACTGGCGGAGGAGAAACGGGCTTATATTCAGACCATTCAGACAGATGAACAACGACTCAATTATTTCTTGGATGTGGGGGACATGCTTTTTCAATATTTTGACGCCCAGGATTCATTGTCGAAGGGAACTGACATCGCCGTGAAAACCATGCGCATGCCCACCAACTCCGTGTTGAGCTATTTTACCGAAGCGGTGGATCCCTCTTCTCCGTTGACGCCGGCGTCGCTCGACTCCGCATCCAAAAAGAAGGCCAGTGAGATCAACTCCAACGATGGTCTCAACCGTGACAAGATGCTCGAAAAATATCTGGCGATCGTCGATCCGTCGGCGATCAAGAGTGGCATCTTGCCTGGGTCCGGAATCGAACCTGGATGGGGATGCTGTCCAACCTGTGACATCGAGATGACCTTCCATCAGAACGAGGCGCTTCTCGGATGTCCTAAATGCGGTCACGAGGAGTTCATCTTGATCGACTCGGAGAAACCGAGTTACAAGGATCCTCCCCGCGAAATCACGTACTTTGCTTACAAGAAGATCAATCACTTCAATGAATGGCTGGCGCAGTTCCAGGCGAAGGAAAATACGGACATTCCCCAGGACATCATTGAGGCCGTGATGAAGGAACTCAAGAAGGAACGCATTTCGGATCCGAAGAAGGTGAAGAAGGAGAAGATTCGCGAAGTGCTCCAGAAACTCAAGTTCAGCAAGATGTACGATCACGTCCAACAGATCAAGAACCGCATTCAGCAGCAGATGACGATGCTCACGTTGTCAAAAGAGATGGAGGAGAAGCTTCAGCATATGTTCAAGGAGATACAGCCGGCATTCATCAAGTACTGTCCCGCGAATCGGTCGAACTTCTTGTCGTATCCGTATGTCTTGTACAAGCTGTGTCAGCTGCTCGATATGGATGAGTTTCTGCCGTGCTTTCAGCTCTTGAAGTCACGTGAAAAACTGTATCAACAGGATCAGGTTTGGGAGAAGATTTGTAAGGAGATGCGCTGGCAGTTTATTCGAAGTATCTAAACTTGGTCATGGAGGGCTAAACGGACAGAATTCAAAGCAGACAATGACGACCATTGCCTCCTTTGATCTTGGAATCAAGAATCTGAGTTACTGTGTCGCTTCATTTGACGCTAGTGGCTCCTTAGTAACCGTGGACCGCTGGGCGAATCTCAATCTGTTGGCCGATGGCGCCGAATCCCAGAGCCAGACTAGGTGTAGCTGTGGAGGTCCCGCATCCTTCCAGGACAGGGTCGTTGCGAAACTCCTCTGTAAAAAGTGCGCCAAGAAATCCGCGAAGCCCGTTCTCGATCTCTCGGGAACCACGCTGGCGGCCTGGCGCTCCTGGGCCCAAGGACCGCCATTGGCATTATCAGCGGCGGATGCCAAGAAGCTCACCAAAACGGCTCTAGAGGAGAAGGCTGCCGCGATTCGTCTGATGCCTTACAAAGCGCCCAAGGCCAAGGGTGTCAGCCTCCAAACCATTCTGGTCGGCATGGAAACGTGTTTGACCGCGGAACTCGGCTTCTTAGCGACAGCGTCGCGGATCCGTATTGAAAATCAGCCCTCCGAATTCGCGCCTCACATGAAATCCATCCAGATCATGCTCTTTGTGCTAATCGATCACCGGCTACGAACCGAATACGGCTGGACAGGAACAATCGAATTCGTGAATGCGGGTGTCAAGACTCGGGGTACAGCAGCAGGTACAGGAAAGGATGCGAAGCGGTCGCGAAAGCTAGCAGCGATTGCGAAGGTTATGGAGACTCTGGGAAAGGCAACTCAAACCGAACGGCTGGCCTGGTTTTCCGGTCAAGCGAAACAGGACGATCTGGCCGATGCGTTGTTGATGTGCTTAGACGGCGCAGCATGAGGGTCCAAAAAGCAAAACTGAAGGCCGCGTCTAGACCCCGAATTAAAGCTCTGCT